TATCAATATAACCATTCGCAGAAAATGCTGTCCATATTCTAACCTTCGTAAATGTCGTAACACTTGATGGTATATAAACCTCACCAACAACTTTATATGTTTTATCGTCTTCAAATCCAGGTAAAACTCTCGTAAAATGTTGTAAAGAACTTGTATCAGGCACAAATCTTAAAGCACTTGATGTAGCACTTATATTACCATTACTAACTAACCAACCATCAGTATCAATCGTAAAATCACTTCTATACAACTCACTCTCACCAGTATATATCATCACTTCGTGTATAAAACCTTTAAACCAGTCAGCGGCAGCACTTGGACTTCTTGTTCCAATATCTATACCATTATTAATAGAAGCAGAATCTAATAAATTAGTTGTACTCACTGTGCTTCCTAATGTATCATATTCAAAAACAGCAAATTCATAATCATTTCCTGATGGATTACCCGCAACAAAATCGGCTTTATTATAATTGTAAAAACCTATAATTCTTGTTTTATTATCACCAGCACTTGGTGGTGTTATTATTGATGAGGTTACAGATTCAAAACTACCATCATAATTTGTATTTCTTATTCTGGCTTCTAATCTTGTTAAATCACCATTAAACCTTAAAAACTGGTTATTAGCAGCACCTAAAATAGCACCTGTTGAATAAGTGCTTCCCCAATCCGCCTTAGAAGTTGTTGTAATAATAAATAAATTTTCCTTACTTACTATATTTAATATATTTTCAAACTGGTCATTAACACCATCTAAATAAGGCGCAGTAATTCCATTAGCATCAACCTTTAATAATCCATTTTCCATAATAAGTGGTTGTTCTGTTGTATTAATTATTGTAACATCATTTCCATTTCCACTTTGGTCATACCACTTACTTACATAACCAGTACCTAAATTAACAGCACCATCAGTTTTTATATAATCTTGTAATTCTGATCCTTCACTAATCTGAAAGCCCCAAAAATAAGCCTCAATCGGATTTGATGATGAATCTCTTATTACACCAGTAGCAGTACCTGATGAAACAATAGTAGCAGAATATCTAACCCACTCATCAGTCGTTGTTATATTAGATGATGAAGCATTACCTACAATAAATCTAAATGTCGCTGATCCACTAACCGCTTTAACCCAAACAGATATAGTATATGTTCTTCCACTAACAACATTAGTTAAATTATCTCTTAATAACCAAGTACCAGTACCAACAACTTTATCAGCAGTATTTCCACCTAACGGGTCAGTTGTATCTAATGTATTGGTTGTAATTGTAACTCCGTTTTGGTTAGAAAAATCAGAAGCATCTTCTGAATCTGGAAATAAATTCTGTGATCCAACAAAATCAAGTATATCAGCAGTATCTAAATCATTTCCAACAAAACCAATATCTTTTTCATCTCCTGGCTTTCTAACTCTTAAAGCAGGACCAGTATAAGCACTATTCAATTTTCTAACTGAAAAAGCAACATCAGGCGCTCCAAATAAATCAATAAATAAAGCAGATGATAAATATTCACCAGCATATTTATAAAATGTATAAAAATCATATATTCTTTCATCATCAATCGCCTTATAAAATGCTCTTTCACTTTCATAATCCTTGAAAAAATCATATCTACTTCCAGCCGCTTTCTTAAAAAACTCATATTGGTTATATGTAAATGTTCCATCACTCCACTCTACACCATTAAAAAACTCATATTGGTTTGTAGAAGCAGTATTTCCACCAACTACACCAAGTGTATTAAATAAAGTTGTTAAATTTATATTACTCATCTATATTCTTATTATTTTATCTAAATATATTTTTAATATATTTGTCTTTTTATTAAAAAAGGTCTTTCCAATTTTCTCCCAATCCCCATCTACAATCTTTGGATCTTCCACCACCTAAATAAACACCATTAAAATAACTTGAACTATTCGGCACTATCTTATCTAAACCACTATTTGTATTATATTCAGGGTAACTGTTACTATATTGTTTCAAATAATTTATCACTCTTGAACCATAAAACTCCGCTAAATCTCTAACTGTTTGTCTTAAATATTTCAAATCATCTAAATCACCTTCTGATAAAAATTCAGCATTTCCTCTTCCAATAGATTTGTTTGTAATCTTTAAAGATATAAAAGGCAACACCTCATAAAAACTCCACTCAATTAAAGCAGGTGTTATATAATCATCTAAAAGTGTCTTATATGGTGATGGTGTAGTTATAGAACCATCACTTACTTTTTCCATAATCTTATTATATAAATCAGTACCTAAATATTGTTGTATATGTGTCTCCTGCGCCTTATAGATATAAGGATTCAAAACATCATCACTAACATTTTGTTCTATCGGTGTATTTTTCTTTAACCTATATGTACTTAAAAGTAAAACTCTCGCCATTTTTATATCAATTTTTTTTATTGTTCTATATTATCAAAATCTATTGTATATTTCCTAAACTTAATCGGCTCAGTAACACCAGCAAATTTAGCAATCTTATCTAACTGCTTTTCAATAACCTTTCTTCTATTACTAACATATACAGATTCAAAAATCGCTAAACTTTCTAACAACTGATCTTTTCCACCTAATTCACCAGGCACTCTTATACCAAACAATTGTGGATTAGTAACCGAGTGTCCTACAAAAATCTCCTCTTTTAACTGGTCCTGTAATAATATAAATCTTTCATCAGAATCATTTAAACTAATCGGTATTAACTCTGGCTTTCCATCTTGTCCTTCACTAAAAGTTAATATAAACTTTCCAGCATTATCAGAACCTGTATATTTTCTTTCAAACTCCTTATAAGCAGTCTCCATCTCCTCCATAGTTGGTACCCCAGTAGCAAAATTCAAAATAAAACCAGGCATAAAACCATTTCTAACAGAACTTAAATGAAAATTACCAATCTCATAATCTAATTCAATCCAAGTTAAAGTAGATGAATAATAAGGCAACGGGTAATAATCAACTCCATTTGTTTCTTCTGTATAATAAAAAACCTGTGTAGGGTATTCCTTAGCCGCTTTCGGGTTAAATAAAATATATGAATCAGGTTTGTTTTCTGTCTTTCTAACATTTTTCCAATCCTTACTAACTAAAACTTCTGTTTCATCAACCGATAATCTACACTTATGAAAAGGTAAATAATCAACAGCAACTATTCTTGTTCCTTCTATATTCCATCTAACATATAAAGAAAAACCATTCATAATTTCTAAATCAAATGCTATTCTTATAGCAATCTCCTCCATATCTTTATCACTCCAAACATTTCTAATAAACTTTTGTAATTCAGCAGTTGTAGCATCTATACCATTTCCAATCATCATATCAACTTTTCTGTTAATAATCGCTTTGTGTTTATTACTCCTATTATGGAAAACATCTAATAAGTATTCAGGGTAAGTATTATCATTACCATAATTTATCCATTTTCCATTTCTATTCGCCTCAAAAACAGGTTTTTCTTGACCCTTAGCAAAATTCATTATTTTAATATTAAAACTCATATCTTATTTTATTATATTTTTAATATACTTAAATCCAGTGTATTATTTAAAACTCTTACATCACCACTATTCAAAACTTGTAAATTAAATCTTAAAACACTATTAACACTATCTACATTAAATATAAATTGTAAAGCAGTTGTTGAATAATTTTCCTCACCACTAATATAATTGTATTTAACACCACCAGGCACCACAACTTCATTTTTATAAGTAGTAACTTTATATTGTTTTGTTGTACCACTAACCGAAAAACTCAACATCACTAAGTATTTTCCTATTTCTTTTATTGTAACACTTTTAGCATTAGCAATATATAAAGATTCATCATTTATTCTAACATTACCTAATGATAAATCACCTGATTCTGTAATGACATCATCACTACTATTATACATATCTAAAACTAATATACTACCAATTGATCCAGTAGCACCAGTGGGTCCAGTAGCACCAGTAGGTCCAGCAGGTCCTGTAATTCCTATAACATTTAATCCAACACTTTCATCATAATAAACATAATCTTCATCATAATCAAAAAAAGCATATTCATTTCCAACAACATTCATTAAACCAGTTTTTAATATACCAGAAGCAGATGCTGTATTCAAATCTCTATATTGTGTCTCATAAACAGAATAATCATATGTACCAGGATTCAAAATAAAACCACCAACAGTTGAATATGTAGAACCTTCACTAAAAGTAAATGTTTGAAAACTCGGATCAGTTGATATATCTTCTTGACCAACTAATGTAACATTAGATGTATCATTTGAAACAAACCTAAATATATAATAAGGATCTGATAAAGTAGGTGTCAATGTAAAAAACACCTTTTTTGTTTCATTTTTTGAAATATTAATTGTCATTTAATCTAATTTTAATTTTTTCATATATATTCCACCTTCTTCTAAAACACTATTAACTTTAATTTTAAATGTTTTCTCATCATCTGATATAGAGTTTTTAATCATAACCTCCTCATCAGTATAAACATTAAAAAAACTTTGATAACCTAAATCATAATATCTCTTATAATTAGATTCACTCAATTCTGATAATTTAACTTTTTTTAGTGATCCTCCACCAATAAAAAAATCTTTGTACTCTTCTTTAATTTCTAATCTCATATTACTAAATATATTTTTTTATTGTTTGTCTTAAATGATATGATATATCTTTTTAGCATCTAAATATGCTTGTCTCGCTTCTGCTTCTGTTTCAAAATAACCCAAATGTATATGTTTATAATCTAATATTATTTGTGATTGAAATTTATTAGCAAGTTTATTAAAATAATAACCTTTAACATCTTTATTAAAATGATTTTGTGATCTTGTAACATACCTTAAATTTGATATTTTATTATTCGTTTTATCTCTGTCTATGTGATCAATCTCATAACGGATGTCATCAACTTTTGATTCAGGAACTTCGTTATAATATAAAAACCACGCTAATTGATGAGCATTTACTTTAATATCTTTTTTATTCTGTTTTATACCACATCTAATATAACCCCCATCATCTACACGACTAATCAATTTACCAGTATGAGAATATACATTACCTGTTTCAGGATTATAAGTCCAACCTTTTTCCTTAAAAATTTCTAATTTTTCCTTTAAATTCATTTATTAATAGATTCTTTTTTATATGTTTCTAATAATAACATTACGGCTTCACTTAAAGTTCTAAAACCATTTTCTCTTCTCACTTCTTCAATTTTATTGTAGATTTCTTCTCTAAATAAAATCGGCTTTTGTTTCTGTTTCATATTGTTTATATTTAATTTATTCTATATATAAAATAAATATGGCTCTCTTAATAATTTTTCAAATAAAAAAAAGCCGTCCTAACTGAATAGGCCCGGCTTTTTTCTTTTGATTATAGAATATAAAATTAAGATATAGTAAATAATGTTATATCATCTATTCTGTGTGCTGGTTCTGGCTCCTTACCTTCTAATGTGATTAACACCCCATTCATATCACCAAATGCCTTACCAGTATTCATAGCACCACTTATGGCTCTAACTCCATTTTGAAAACCTAACAACCAGTATTCTCCTCTCTGATCCTTAACAATAACTGAAAGATTAGCCTGTGATAAAACCAATAATAGATTTCTCAAAGCAGCATCATTCTTATGAAACATTAATGTTAAAGTTTGATTAAAGAATATAGTTCCGTTTTCAGTAGAGTATTGTCCTTCTTGGTTAAATTCACCACTTTCCACTTCTTGTTCAAAAGTATAATAAGAAACTGTTGAACCTGTAACTCCGGTTATATTTTCATCAGCATCTAATGTATATGTTTGTGCGGAGTTAAAATTTCCAACATAAGCAGCCTGTATTCCTCCAATAGAATCTCTACAACCTAAACTATAACCTGTATTAATTAAACAACTCATTTTTTATTTAGTTTTTTTTATTTAACTTATGGGGTGTATATTTCAACACCCCTTTAAGTTAATGGTTTTTTTTATTGGATTATACGGCTCTATACCATACTACATTTTCAACAAAAGCAGCTTGAACTCCTAACTTCCATTTAGCAAGGAATCTTACTTCGTCGTTATCTTGTGAATAGAAAATCTTAAAATCTTCGGCATCAGTCAATAGGTCAGTACCTACATAAAGGTTTGAAGCAGGTGATAACAACCATCTTGAAGCACCATTTAAACCTCTTACAGCAACTACTCTTACATTAGTACCTGGAACCATTTGTGAGAATTCTAAACCTTGATTTTCAGCACCTGTATAGTGGAATAGGTTAGCATCTCTTAACGCCTTAGCATATGTTCTGTAATCAGAATAAGACATAAATAAATGTAAATCCTCAGCGTCAATTACATCAGTATCTAATTTAGCAATCATTTCATCAACCTTATCAATAATTGTGCTTGATAAAGCAGCAGATGAATATGTACCACCATTTGAAGCAGTAGAAGCAATAGCAGCATCAAAAAGAACTTTGAAACCATCAGCAAGAGCAAGATTACCTGATCCACCAACTTTATCACCTTTCCATACTAAATCTTCAACCAAAGCCATAACCTGATCTCTTTTGTTTTCAGCAAACAACTGCTCAAAAGGAATATCAGTATTATATGAACCAGGGTTCATTTGTACTTGTGTGTAGAATCCTTCTAAATCATTTAGACAAATAGATTCATTAATTTTTATATCATCAACTGATATAGTTCTCTGATCCAAAGTTGTTGAACCAGTAGCAGACCAACCGCAAGCACCAGCAGCAGCAGTCAAACTTGTTGATAATCTGTTAATAGTAGCAGATGACTTAACACCACCTTGAACATTAACCAAATCAACTGTTCTACCTTTTAAAACCGCTTCTTTGATAAGATCCATAGCGTTTTCATTTGTATAGGCAGATAAACCACTTAAATTTAAACTCATTTCGTTTTAATTGTTTTTTATATCCTCTCGGATTATTTTTTATTTCTAATATTCTTAATAGATTCTAATGAATCATTAATCTTATTCTTTCTTTCACTTGAAAAACTTTCACTCTTTAATTTCTTAATCTCCTTATCAGCAGGCATTTCATCAATAACAGAGTTTAACTTTTCTCCAATTTGACTTGAAAAAGAAGCAACTTCCTTACTTGTTTCTAAAACATCTTTGATTATAGATTCTAACTCCTCAATTCTTTTCTCTAAACCTATAACTCTTTCCATATCAACAACTTCTACTTCTTTCTTTTCTTCTTCCATTTCTTCTTTCTTTTCTTCTTCCTTTTCTTCTTCCATTTCTTCTTTCTTTTCCTCACCTAATTCAACTTCAATTTCAGCCTCTGGTGTTTCAACCTCTTCTTCAACCTCTGGTGTCTCGATAGAAACAATAACACCCTCCTCATTAACTTCAACTATTCTACCATCTTCTAATGTGTGTTTTCCAGCAGGTGCTTGAATCAATCCATCTTCTGTAATAACAAATAAAGGCAATCCAACTTCAAATTCATCAGCCTCAACTCTAACAATAATTTCACCGTCATTAGCTTTTGAATCTTTAAAATTCAATTCTTTTTCTTCTTTATTTGAAAATATAAGATTCTTAATCTCTTTCAAAATTTCAATTTTATTCATAACGAACTATACTTAATTTTTATATAGATATAAAATATATCTATTTTGACAGATTTTTTTAATAACCTGTTGATTTTTAACTTAATATGTTTTTAATTATATCAAACTTTTCATCCTCACTTTTATCAGATTCTAATAATTCTTTAATCTTACTTAAAACTTCTGT